GCGCGGACGATGCTCGCCGCGGTCGCGGCCGATGTCGCGCGCGCGCTCGGTGACGCTCCGCCGCTACGCGACGTCGCCCCGCTCGCGCTACCGATCGTCTGCCCGCTGTGCCAGCGGCGCGCGGTGCTGCCGCTTTCGGCCGAGCGCTGCGCGCTCGAGACGGACGGCACTACCGCAGTTTGCCACCCCGACGCGGGCGGATGCGATACGGGTTTCGCGGTCGACGTGCGCGAGGTTCCCGACCCCTCGGGCCCGATCGAGAGCGGCGCGGATCGCGCTGCGGCGGAGGTTCGCTAGCCATGCGGCCGACGTTGCCCGCTCTCGTGCGCTGCGCTCGGATCGCGCACCTATCCGAAAGCCTCGCGACGCTCGCCCCGCTCGGTTCGCCCGAGCGGGGCATGCGCCGGGCGGAGGCGGCCCGCGCCTACCGGTTGCTCGACGCGGCGCGCGCCGATGCCGCTGCGCTCCGCGCCTCCGCGCTCGGGATCCGCGAGCCGAAACGCTACTAGGGGTCTCCCGACCCGATGCCGCTGCGCCCCGCGCCTCGGGCGGTTCGCGCAACCGAGCGGCCCGCGCCCCGCGTGAATCCCTCGCGCGGGGCGCGCTGCGTTCGGGCGCGGCGAGCGGTCGCGCTCGGGGGCGATCGCCCCGCAGCGGTGCAGCGGCGCAGCGTGCGGGGTGCTCGGCGCCCGAGCGGCGAGCGCGCAGCGGTCGCGTTAGCGGGGTGTCGGTTAGGGTGCTCTGGGGGGCCCGGGGTTCGGCCACATAGCCACTAGTGCGCCAGTAGTAACTAGCCACTGTAACCCCCTAGAACCCCTAAGCTATCCACTATTACCACTATATCTATATTACATAGAGGGGAAAATAGGGCTAAAGGTCGTAGGGGGTAGAGCTAGAGAGCGTTCTTTAGGGTAATAATGGGCTCTATGGTTAATGGGAACTAGTGTCAAGTAGCGGAGTAGTGGATAGCGTGGCCGAATTCCCGAGGCTTCGCCTACCCCTCGGGCTAATGTTGCGCCTCGGGGGCCAGTGGCGCACCTATCCACTAGTGGGGGAGGTAGGCGCCTCGCGCAACTAATGCGCAACTATCCCCTTACTGACAAGCCTGTAAGTAACTCTAACCTCCCGTAATCGCTCATGATTCAGGCCAATAGCCTACCCTGTCTACTGGCCCATACCCTCCGACCCCCTACACTGGCACCCTAGGCTAGCTCGGTGACGGAATTTGTCAACTAACACGAGCACATAGGGGCGTGCGCCCCACCTAGCAGCGTGTTAGGCGTGTTATGTGGGTGTTAGTTGCATCGCATAACATAGCTAAGCTATCTAAGTGTGCGGATTATCTAGGCTTTTAGGCTTGCCTGTTAGTTGCTGTTAGTCGGCCGTCGGCGTGCCGCCTAACATGGGGGGTAGGCAACTAAAGTGCAAAAGGGCGCGCTGCGCCCACGTAATCCCAAATTCGCCGCCCATTTTTGTCACTCTTACCGATTAAAAGAAAGTCTACCCGCCTCCCCGACCTCGGGAGGCCGAAAATCGTCACTTCGCCAGCGTTGCCAGGCACTTAAAAGGTGGTAAAGTTCCGATGCTGCCGGCCGATACGGCTGGTGAACCCCCCACGGAGGCCCCCGATGAAGATCCTGACCGACCGAGCCGAGCGGCTGATCCGCACGACGCTCGAGGCAGCGCGGACCGAGCTCCGCCACGCCGCCCGCCTGACCGAAACCCAGACGAAGCGCTCGCTCTTCGAGACCGCCGCCCAGGATTGCGCGGACTCGCTCGCGGCGCTCAACTACGGCACCGAGCCGATCGAGGTCGACGCCCATGTCCGCAGCTAGCCCGACCGCCGCTGTCCGTTTCGAGACCCGGGAGGCGTGGCTCCGCGCCGCGGCCGAGTCGCTGAACGGCACTCTCGCTCGCAACGTCCCGGACTTCCCGCTCTCGCTCGCCGCGCTCGCGGTGAGCGTCGGCAACCCGAAGGGCGGGCGCAAAAAGATCGGCGAGTGCTGGCCGCGCGAGCTCGCGACCGATCAGCAGACGCACCACGTGTTCATCGCTCCGGTGCTCGAGTCGCCCGTGCTGGTGCTCTCGACGCTCCTGCACGAGATGATCCACGCCGCGGTCGGCTGCGATCAGAAGCACAAGGGCGAGTTCGTGAAGGCCGCGCGCGCAGTCGGGTTCGAGAAGCCGTGGACCCAGACGCCCGTGCCGGCCGGCTCGTGGCTCGAGGGCGAGCTCCGCGCGATCGCGGAAGAGCTCGGGCCCTACCCGCACGTCGGCCTGCACCCGAAGCCGAAGGCGACGTCCGAGCGGCCGAGCACGATGGTCAAGCTCTACTCGGCGTCGATCGACGACTTCAAGTTCGCGATGTCCCGCTCGCTGTTCCTCGAGTACGGCGCGCCGCTCGACCCGAACGGCGAAGAGATGCTGGAAGACGAGTCGTGAGCGCGCCGCGCGTCGTATCGCTCGAGCACGCAAAGAACGGCACCCCCGTGGTCGGCCTGTGCATCCTGTGCGGACGCGCCCCGCGCCCGGACGAGAAGTACGGGTCCGACCCGGCCGGCTGGGATTTCACCAACATCTGCCCGGAAAGCTGGGCGGATCTGTTCAAGGAAGGCGACTAACATGTCCCGATTCGATCGCATCGTTCGACGTCACGGAGATCCCGGGGCCAGCGGCGCAGAGCCGCCGGCACGGCCGCGCCTGAACAGCCGGCGGAAGCGCCGCCTGGCGACCGACCGCGCGCGCCGTGCCGCGCTCGAGTCGCTGCAGCAGCCGGTCGACTTCTCGCCCGTGTTCGCGGCGGCGGCGGAAGAGCTCAAGCGCCGGGTGGACGAGAAGATCCTCGCCGAGGCGGTCGCGGTGACCCCGAGCATCCGCGACCGCTACCTCGAGCGCATCGCCACGCGCGCGCACGAGCGCGCGGTCGCGCGGGGCGACCAGTGATCCCGCTGCCGATCCTCTTCGCGCTCGCGCTGGTGCCCGGCGCGGCCCTGCTCTTGCTCGAGCCGGGCCCGGGCACCATCGGGTTCCTGTGCGGCCTGGCTGGCGCGATCCTCGGGCTCCTGGGGCACGTCGCCGGCCGCTGGCTCGGTCGACGACTGTGAAGCCGCGCAACCCGCACGCGCTCCGCGCGCGCCAGCGCAAGGCGGGCCCGATGGGGCACAAGACCGCCCCGCGCGGCGGCGCGCGGAGCGCCGCGCGCGCGGAGGTGCGCGCGGAGCTCCACGAGCTCGAGTACGGCGCGGCGATACGTCGGCAGTTGCGCGTGACTGTCGACGTCTGCTATCCTTTGTCAGACGAAATCACCTGATTTTCTGACAAAGGAAACGCGCATGTGGCGGTAAAACGGCCCGCGATCATTGCGCTTTTGGTGGCCTCCGCCGTTCTGGTGTCCTCCACGATCTTCGACCAGCTACGCAACGGCGTGCGCGACGCGCGCGTCGGCTGCCACCTCCCGCAGGACGCGGTCGACTACGCAGACCGCACCGTAAGCCTGTTCGCGTGCTGCGAATTCGCGGAGCGGCAGCCGGACTACTACATCGACCACCCGGAGAGCCCGAGCGGCCGGACGGCGGTGTACGAGGATCCCGTCCCGGAGTTCTACTGGGGCGTTTGCATGAACTGTTTCAACGAGTTGCGCGAAGTGTGCGACGAGCAGGGCTGCTCGATGCGCCGCGTGTGCGCCACCTCCTCGCCGCTCATGGTCGGCGAGCTCCTGGACGGCACGCCGCTGCCCGAGCCGCCTGGCGGGCTCCCGGCCGGCGCGCTCGCGATCGCGCTGCTCGAGCTCGCGCGGCGCCGCGCCATTCGCCGTTCGCGAATAGCGAATCCTGAGTGAATCCGCGGGATTACGACGACGAGCCGGTCCGCTACCGAAAGACGAAGCGCAACCGGGGCCCCAGGTGCCCGGAAACCATCAGCTATTCCTTCTTCGACCACGACTGGTCGTACAGGTGCATGGGACGGCTCGAGAAGGGCGCGACGGTCTGCAAGCCGTGCCAGCGCCGCGCGGAAAAGGCAGCAAAATCGCTCCCTTAGATTGACAACACGGGTGCCGCGAATTGTCACCATCGGTGACGGAATTTGACACCCCCTCGGTCGATGGGCTACTCTTCCTGGAACCCTGGCAGTGGTGTCGGCGGCCGGCTTCCCTCGTGCGGGGCCGCGCACCGCCGCGCAACGACCGCCGTCGGGGTAGGTGCGGGCTCGCCGCCGTAGTCCTGCGCAGGACTGGATGGCGGAGACATCCCGCGCCGCGCCCGCCCCGGGCGCATGAGGCCGCTTCGGCGGTCAGTGCCCGGGGCGCGCGTTGCTCCCGCCCCGACCCGCCGCCCGAGAGCGGCACCGGTCTCGGCACCCCGCTTTCCCGCCCCCAAGGGGCAAAAATCCTCAGGAGCCGCCTGGTCTGGTACCGGGTCTCCCTCGTCGGCCTGGCGCCGACGCGACAACGAAGGAGCCCGCGATGTCGCGCACCACCACGGTCCGACTTCACGACCCGAGCCCGGGAATCCGCTACGTCCGAGTGATCGGCGACGGAACGCCCGAGCGCACCCGGTTGCTCGACTATCAGGGCAACCAGATTTCCGAGATCGTCGTCGGCATCGACCTAACGGTCGAGCCCCAACGCTGCGCGCGCGGCGTTTTCCGGCACGTCGTCGACGAAAAGATCGAGAAGTTCGAGGCGTTCGTGCTCTTCGAGCCCTACGCCGAGAACGCAGAGCTCGCGCGCCTCCGCGCCCGTGTCCGGTCGCTGGAAGAGCTCCCCGACCGCATCACGGACATCCTCCGCAACGGGCTCGACGACGTCGAGGCCGCGTTCCGGCAGGAGTTCGGCGCGAAGGCACCCGAGCCCGCCCACTACGAATACGATCTCGAGCCCGAGACGCCGAGCGACGACGCAGTCGACGAGACGCCGGCACAATCGGTGCTCGCGGTCCCCGGGCCCAGCGTGCGCGAGCTCGCGAGCCTCCTCCCGCGCCGCGACTAACATGCGGCGCCCCTGGTCTCTCCCCGAGATCGAGACCATCTTCTGCGACGGAGACCCCTTGCCGGTCGCGATCGGTGAATCGGCCGTCCATGCGTGGTTCGGCCTCACCTACGCCAGCTACCTCGTGTGGCCGCGCGTGCTCATGGAGCGGATGCCCGACGAGTGGCAGCGCCGCTTCGTCGCGCTCGCCTCCGAGATCGAAGCGGCCTACCCCGATTTCGTGGATCCCAGCTACTCGGTCCTCGCGCGCGACGCGCGCGGCCGGTACTTCCGGGATCCGCTCTGCAACTACCGCCGCCCGGGGCCGGACGTCCCGTGGCCGAAAGTTCCGTAGTCATGTGGCGCGAACGCGTCTTCAAGGCCTGCGCCGCTGCGGCGCTCTGGCTTCTCGCGTTCGGCGCCCTCCTCATGCTCCCGCTCCCGCCTAGCAAGGCGCCGCGCCTCTGGGCGCGCGTCACGGGCGGCAGGCCGATGCAGCGCCTCGAGCGCCCGCCGGCCTTCACCTCGGACAACCCGGACGCGCGCCTCGCCTACTGGCTCGACGCGTACGGGCGCGCATGGCTCGCGCCGAGCGCGTGGTCGCGCTTCCGCATCCGAGTCGAGGAGTACGACGCATGATGCCCGGCTTCTGGAAGCGAATGTTCGAGCGCGCGACGCCCGGACGGCTCGACCGTCTCGAGGCGCAGCGCGCGCGGCACGAAAACGACTTCAAGCGCGGCATGCGGCGCCCGGAGCCCGGTCGCGAAGAGTTCGATCCGTTCGGCGGCGGCCTCCTCGAGCTCGATCGCGAGATCGAACGCGAACGACTGATCGGTTGACTGCGGGATAGCTCAGTTGGTCAGAGCAGCGCCCTCATAAGGCGTTGGTCGCCGGTTCGAATCCGGCTCCCGCTTCCATGTTAGGTCACCATGATCCAGAGCGCAAGATTCTCGCTGCGGCAGTCGCCGACGAGCGTGAACAAGGGGCGCGGCTGGACCGAGGTCGACGCACGACGCTGGCTGCGCGCGAACGGGCTGCGCGCGCCGGTAGCGCTGCGCACCGCGAACCAGCTTCGGTTCCGACAGGCGGAGCCGAGCGAGTTCGACACCTTCAAGACGCGCACCGCGGATCTCCCGGCCGGCGTCCAACTTCTCGACGCGGAGTAGCCCGTGGCACTCGACCTGACGCCGATCGTCGAAGACATCATCATCTGGCGCGGCGACAACCCCGTGATCACGGTCACCGTGACGGACCCGGTGACGGGTCTTCCGGTCGACCTAACGGGCGGCACGTTCGCGTTCACCGTGAATCGCAACTCCGACGGGAGTGCGACCAACGAATTCCAGCTCGCCCCCACGAACACGCCTGGCGTGAGTGGTCTCGTGACGTTCCAGCCGACCACGGCGCAGACGAACATCGCGCGACGCTCCTACTTCTACGACGTGCAGTGGACAAGCGGTTCAACCGTCCGTACACTGGTCACGGGTCGTTTCGTTGTTCGAGACGACATCAACAACTAACGGAGGGTAAAGAACCATGCTGGTTCAGGATTTCATCTCGGCACTGCAGAAGCACAAGGGCAAGATCGTCGCGGCCGTCGCGGCGAACGGCGCTCTGTTCGGCCTGGACCTCGGCGAGAGCGTCGGGGGCGTGGTCGACCAGGTGCTCAGCGCGGTCACCGTCGCGGTCGACGCGTACGTGGCCCTCGCGGTGTCCGTGTCCGCCTTCGTCGAGGCGCTGAAGAGCGACCCCGACGTCGACACCGGTCCGACGACTCCCGGCCCCGTCTCCGACGCACCGGCCGCCGAGTAGTTCGGACCATCCCCGGCCGCGCATAGCAGCGTAGGTCGATCCCAACCAACAGGAGGAGCCCTTACCATGGCTCGAGCTTTCGATACTTCCCGCCCCGGCAAGGGCTTCGTCAAGGCACTCGCGTTCCTGCGCGCCGCGATTCGCGGCGGGCTCGTCGCCGACGACGTGAACGTGCAGTCCGGGGCGTCGACCGTCATCCTGGATCCGTCCGTGTACGAGAGCCGTGTGCGCTCGAGCGGTGCGGCGACCCAGCAGGTGCTCCAGCTTCCGGCCGGCGCCAAGGTCGGCGTGCGCCACCTCGTGTCGTTCGTGACCGAGACGGTCGCGGGTGACTCGATCCGCATCAACGGCGGCGCGGGTGTCTCGCTGCAGCAGGCCGGCATCCAGGGCGACGCGGCGGCTGCGGCCGTCACCAACGTCGACCTCGCCGCGGTGAACGATCGCTGCCTCTTCGAGTACAGCGCACCGAACACCTGGAACATCATCTACACCAACGGGACGCTCTCGTAGCACCCATCCGGCCGCACCTCTGGCCGGCGAGCGGATCCACCGGGAACGAGCGCTCGTAAAAGTTGGAGCCGGTGGAGTGGCATGGGTGACGGACGCCCAGCCCCCATTTTCCCGACGCTTCGCAGAAACGCCGCACACACCACGCGCACACTAACGCAGGCGGGTCCGTGAGCGGAGCGTCGGAGTTTCTTTCTCGGTAGCTCAGTTGGCAGAGCAACGGCCTGTTAAGCCGTGGGTCGGAGGTTCGAGCCCTCCCCGAGGAGCCATTGCATGTCGAACCCCAACGACCCCGACTACGACCCGAAAGGGTTCCGCCGCGGCAGCGAGAAGGGCGGACGCGGTCCGCGTCCCAATCTCGAGGCAATGATCGGCGTCGAGTGGTCGAAGACGCCCGGCGAAGCCGAGCGAAAGATGGCAGCGCAAGGCCTCGGGCTGAAGCCCGAGGACGTGCCGCAGTTCGACACGATCGCGGAGCTCCAGGTGTGGGTCTTCCGCATGCACGGCCTACGCGGCAGCAAAGAGCACTTCCAAGAGCTCGGCGACCGCGCGGCCCCGAAGCCGTCGCGCACACAGGGTGCCGATGGCTCGCGCAGCACGCGCAAGAGCAATGCACGCGCCTCGCAGAGCGAGGCGGAACGCTGGTTCGAGGGGTTGGACGGTGTCAGCGGAGAAGACGACGATTCAGACCTGTTGTGAGGTTGGCGCCGTAGAGGCGACCCTACACCGGGAAGTGATCCCGCTTCTGCACCGACTCGACGAGCGCTCCCAAGGGCAAGAGAAGCGCCTCGACAAGATGGACCGACGCAGCGCGGGCATCAGCACGCTCGTGGCCGCCGTCGTGGCCGCGCTCGGCACCTACTTCCGTCCGACGACCTAGCCATGTCGACGGCGTTCCTGCTGAGCGAGTTCGATTCGCGAATCCTCGGCGACGGCACGAAGAACCGGCGGCTGTATTCCGAGCTCGTCGGCGACATGGGCATCCGGCTCAACCAACTCCACGAGTGGGAGGCCGAGACGCGCCCGGGTTGGCGCATCGACTGGCGCATCCGCGAGTCGGGCACCGGCACGACCATCATCCGCATCCCCGCCGGCCTGATCTACGACGGCGCGTCGATTCCCGCTCTCGCGCAGACCTTCATGGGCGCGCGCGAGCTCTACGAAGTGGCGAGCGCGTTCCACGACCCGCTCTACCAGTGGGGCGCGCCACGCGGCGCGTCCGACGAAGCGTTCTGGATCGTCGCGCGCAGCGGCGCGAAGCAAGTGAATCCCACGCGCGCCTGGCTCGGCTGGGCGGGCGTCCGCATCGGGGGCTGGGTGCCGTATGGCAAGCACGCCCGTCGACGAGCGCGATGACTACTGGGACTCGCCGATGTCGGCCGCCTCGCGGCGGCACCTTCGCGCGGTGTTCCGGTACTTGCGCGCGCACTGGCCGACGGCGCGCCGCGTAACGCTCAGCATCCAAAAGCTCAAGGGCTGCGACGCCGAGATCTGGCGCGTGGCGCGCTCGCGCGATCTCGTGATCGCCGTCGATCCGCGGTGCCAACTAGCCCTCGCCGTCAACCTGCTCCAGCACGAGTACGCGCACGCGGTCGTCTGGGACGTGAAGGAAGAGCACCACGGCCCGGCATTCGCGGGCACGTGGGGCGCGATCATCACCGCCTTCGAGGACGGCAGCGTCATCGAAGATGTGGAGGACTGGAAGTGAACGTCCCCGTCACCGAGGGCCCGCAGCACGAGCTCGGCTGCAGCGAGATGCACTTCCACGCGTCGCCGAAGTGCTGCGCGGACGGGTGCTATTGCAAGCAGCCCGACCCGGTCGCGAACGTCGCAACGCCCTTCCCGGCCGACAAGCCGAACCAACTCCTCCTCGAGCTCCTGAAGCAAGCGGACGCGATCGACGAGCTCGTGGTGATCGCGCGCGACAAGAACGGCCGCCTGTACGTGACGTGGACCGAGCAGGATCTCGGCTCGCTGTGCGAGGCGACGCAGCTTCTCGTGACGACCGCGCACGCCGACCTCTACACCGGGCACTGCGCGAACGAGCCCGAAGACGAGCACCCGCCGCTCAAGCTCTCTTTCCTCGCCAACGGCGAGTTGGAGCCCGTGAAATGAAACGCTTCCTCGCCGTGCTGATCGCCGCGCTCATTCTCGTCATCGGCACCGCGTGGGCCATCGTGCCCACCGTGAAGCCGCAGCCCACGCTGATCAACTGCTACCCGATCGTCGAGGACTTCGGTCTTCGCTTGGCGATCACGCTGTGTCTGTTCCGCCTCCCCGACCCGCCGCTCAAGCCGCCGGTCGACGAGCGCGAGGCGCTGAAAGACGCGCCCGGCGTGAATCTTTAATGCCGCGCCGGCCGACGCACATGCGGCCGGTGCTCCCGGTCGTGAACCCGCGCCCGAGCCCGCGTCCGCGCGTGGCCGACGCGCCGCGGGGCACGCGACGCCCGTACCTGACGCTGCGGACCCGACGTCCGCTCTGAGGCCCGCATGGCGGAGCTCGAGCCGCTTCCGTTCCGCATCCCCACGATCACGCTAGGCGCGCTGCGCTACATCGACGCGCGCGACTGCCCGGCGGCGGATCGCCGCGCGGCCCGCAACCAGGTGCTCGGGAAGATGCGCGACGTCGCGCCGCTCGAGATCTTCTGCGACACGGCCGGCATCGAGAACACGTTGCGCGCGGCGCGCCCCGACTTCGACGCGACTCTGGCGCGCGTGTCGGGCAAGCAGTTCCCCATCGAGCTCGGCGACTATCTGCCGGGCGAGCTTGTCTGCTACAACACGACGAGCGGCGAGGCCGTCGGCGGCTTCATGTTCTTCGCGCCGAAGGACCACGTCACCGACACCGTGCATCGCGTGTCGTACTTCCCGATCGCGGCGTACCCGCGCGTCGCCGACCCGCGCGTGCGCGTACGGCGGATGTTCGACGTGATCGAGGCGTACGCGCAGACGCGCATCGACGGGCCCGGGCAGCACACCATCATCTTCCGCACTGCGCGGACCCGCTACTTCGTGGACGCCGTCCGCAACGACCTGGGCGACCAGGCGATGGCCGCGTGGCGCGCCGAGGCGCTAGTCCGCGCCGCGCGGCAGACCAACCCGGTCGTGCTCGAGGAAGTCGCGGACCCGCAGCTTGCGGGCCGCACGATCCTCACCGTCAAGCCGGTGGCCGCGATCGCGGACCCGGTCGGCGAAGTGGTGGACATCCAGAGGGCGAAATGAACGTCAACGCCACCCTCTCAGCACAGCAGGTGGCGGTTGCGGTCGGCGTGCAGGGAGTCGGCGCGACGCTCAGCGGCACGCGCCCGGACATCGCGTTCTCCTCGAGCTCGTCGGCCGCGTTCACCGGTCCCAACGACCTTTCGCCGACCACGGTCGCCGGCCACAAGAGCATCCCGTTCGACAGCACGCCGTTCCCGGACGCCGCGTACGACACGATCGAGTACAGCAACTTCAAGGTCGTCACGCGGCACTCGTGGTTCGGTCGGTTCGCCTTCCCGATCCCGGCGGGCTCGACCATCACGAACGCGTTTCTCCGACTCGTCACGACGACGGGCGGTGACGCAAACGTCATCACGGCGCGCTTCTGGCTCCCGTCGAAGGACGGCATCTGGGACAACGTCGGCCCGAATAGCAGTTGGGTCGTGATGAACGACACGACGGGCGCGACCACGGAGGCGTGGGGCTTTCAGTCTCTCATGCAGACTGCCGGCGGCGGCGCGAACCTCTCGAGTGGCCCGGGCCTCGGTTCGATCGACGTCAACGTCAAGTACAACTGGGGGGTCGGGGTCATCACCGACAGTTCCGGGGTCGACGCGATCGCGCAGACGTTGGTCTGCACCACCTCGGGCAACTTTCGGCGCTTGCAGTTCCGGCTGGGCCGCTCGGGCTCGCCGACGGGCAGCATCCGCTTCAAGATGTACCCCGCGATGGCGAACGACGGGTCGGACGACCGACCTAACACGAGCACCCTGCTCGCGACGTCGAACGACATCGTGGCGACCGCCGTACCGGTGAATGGCCTGGTGAACATCGACTTCCCGGCCGATGTCGCGGTCACCTCGGGGCAGCGGTACACGTTCGCCCTCGAAGTCGACTACGCGTACGGAACCGCCTACATCCGCTCGACGGCGCTCGTCGTCGACAGCTACGCGGGCTCCGCGTGCGTGTTCGGGCAGCGCTTCGGGGCCGCCTCGTGCGCCTACGGCGTCGGCCCGATGTGGCCGCACCTCTATCGCGAAGACGCGATCACCATTCACGAGCCGGCCTTCGGCAGCGTGCTCGAGTACGTGCTGAACACGACGTGGACCGGCAACCAGGACTTCGACCTCACCACGCTCGTGCAGGAGTGGGTCGCGTCGCCCAGCTATGCGCCCGGCTTCGTGATGGTCGGCGCGCAGGCAAAGGACACCGGATTTCTCGCGAGCCGGCGCTTCACCAGCGCTCAGTTGTTCGTGACCGGCTTCACGAACGTCCCGTCGGTGATCGGCGGCGTGACGGCGCAGCGCTTCAGCGTCGCGCTGGACCTCGGGTAGCCCGTGCAGCGGCCGATCATCACCGACTGGAAGAACCCCGACTACGAGGCGATCTACCGGTTCCGCAACTGGAACCTGCGGCGCCTCCGCGACGGCGGCGAAGACGCGTGGGAGGCGGCGTGGGAATACTACGCGACGCACCCGCAGCAGGCGATCGGTGACTGGATCACTACGTTCGACCCGCGCCTAGCAGCGCGCGGCATCAACCCGTACATCCCCTTCGTTCTTTTCCCCCGGCAGGCCGAGTGCATTGACTGGCTCTGGGATCTGTATCTCACGCAGAAAGAGGGCGTCCTCGAGAAGTCGCGCGACTGCGGCGCCACGTGGGTCGCCGCGTCGTTCGCGTGGTGGCTCTGGACGTTCCACGAGGGCGTGCAGATCGGCTTCGGCTCCCGCAAGGAAGGGCTGGTCGATCGCATCGGCGACCCCGACTCCATCTTCCAAAAGATTCGCATTCTGATCGCGCGCCTCCCCGTCGAGCTCCGGCCGAACGAGTGGAAGAGCGGCGAAGACGAACCGTACATGCGGATCAAGAACCGCGAGACCTCGTCCGTCATGATCGGGCAGGGTGGTCGCAACATCGGCCGCGGTGGTCGATCTTCCCTGTACTTCGTCGACGAGGCCGCCTTCCTCGAGTATCCCGAGGAGGCGCAGGCCGCGCTCTCCGCGAATGCCGACGCGAAGATCTGGCTGTCCACGCCTAACGGCACGGGCAACCCGTTCTTCCGCATGCGCTTCAGCGGGAACTTCCCGGTGTTCACCTTCCATTGGAAGGACGACCCGCGGAAGGACGACGCGTGGTACGCGGAAAAGAAACGCACGCTCGAGCCGGAAGTGCTCGCGCAGGAAGTCGATCTCGACTATGAAGCGAGCGACACTCAAGTCGTCATCCCGTCGCTCCACGTCCGAGCCTCGCGCTCGCTGCGCAAGGCCCTCGAGAAAGATGGTCTGCTTCCCCCGATTACGAAGGGCAGCGGCCTCGGTGGGCTCGACGTCGGTGCCGGCGGTCCCGGCAAGTCCGTCCTCGTCCCCCGTTTCGCCACGGTAGTCCTGCCCTCCACGAAGTGGGGCGACGACGACACGATCGACGTCGCCGCGAAGGCGCGCGAGTGCGCCGTCGAGCAGGGCTGCTCCTCGATTCTCTTCGACTCCATCGGCGTCGGCCGCGGGGTCGCCGCTGCGTTGCGCCGGATGTCCGGCGTGATCTCGCAGGGCGTCAACGTGGGCGATCGCGCGACGCGGACGCGCTGGCCCGACGGCAAGCGCGCCAAGGACAAGTTCGTCAACCTGAAGGCCGAGCTCTGGTGGAACGTGCGTGACGCACTCCGCCGGACGTACGAGCACTGGCTCCACTACGCCGGAGAGGGCGGGGTGGCGCACGATCTCCAAGACCTTCTCTTCCTGCCCGAAGACGAAGCGCTATGCGCGGAGCTTTCGCTCCCTCGGTATCACCACACCGAGACGGGCAAGATCCAGATCGAATCGAAACGGCAGTTGGCCGCTCGTGGAGTGGCTTCACCGGACCACGCGGAAGCGTTGGTCCTCACGTTCGCACCTCGCGTCGCAGTGAAGCGGGCGAAGCGCGCACAGGCACGTTGGTAAGGCATGTCGATCGACAACAAGCATCCCGACTACCTGGACGTCGTCGAAGATTACGTCGTCATGCGCGACACGTTCGCGGGCCAGCGCCGGATCAAGCAAGCCGAGTTCCTGTACCTCCCCGCGACCGGCGGCCAGATCAAAGACGGCGCTCTCAAGAGCACGACCTCGCTCGGCCGCAAAGAATACGACGCGTACATCGAGCGCGCGATCTTCCCCGACTACGTGCGCGAGGCCGTCAACACGCTAGTCGGCGTGATGCACTCCGAGCCCGCCATCATCGAGCTCCCGCCCGCCCTCGAGCCGATGCGCGAGAAGGCGACGCGCAAGGGCGAGTCGCTGCAGGCGTTGCTCCGAAAGATCAACGAGCAGCAGTTGCTCTACGGCCGGTTCGGCGTGCTCGCCGACTTTCCGCAGGATCCGCAGCACGCGGAGCGCGCGCAGGCGCCCCACCTCGTGACCTACGAGGCGGCGTCGATCATCAACTGGGACGACGAGCGCTTCACCGAGTTCAGCCCGAACCGCCTCAGCTTCACGGTCGTGAACGAGACCGTGTTCGTGCGCGGCCCGAACGGCACCAACGTCTACGACTTCCAGGAAGAGCGCCGCTATCGCGTCGTTTACCTCGAGCCGGCGGACGCCGAGCAGCCCGAGAGCCCGACCAATCCGCTCACCTACAAGACCTTCACGCAGCAGGACGACATCCAGAGCGAAGTCGTCATCCCGACCTTTCGCGGCACTGCGCTCAACGACATCCCGTTCGTGTTCATCGGGTCGAACGACCTGAACGTCACGCCCGACGAGATCCCGCTGCTCGGGCTGGCGAACCTCTGCCTCGCGATCTACCGCGGCGAGGCCGACTATCGCCAGTCGCTCCACATGCAGGGGCAGGACACGCTCGTCATCGTCGGCGACGAAGTCGGCCGCGACGGCGAGACGAAGGAAGAGGACGCAGAGACCGAGATCGGTGCAGGCGCGATCATCCGCATCCAGCCCGGCGAGGGTTCGGGCGCGAAGTTCATCGGCGTCGACTCGAAGGGTCTGCCCGAGCAGCGCCAGGCGGTCGAGGCCGACAAGCAGCGCGCACAGAGCATGGGCGCGCGACTGCTCGAGCCGCGCGGCTCGCAGGCGGAGTCGGGCGACGCGCTGCGCATCCGCGTTGCGGCGAGCACCGCCACGCTCTCGACGATCGCGGTCACCGCTGCCGCCGGTCTCGAGGAAGCGCTCAAGCACTGCGCGCGCTGGATCGGCGCGGACCCGGACGCCGTCAAGGTGCGTCCGAACATGGACTTCACCCAGGAGAGCCCGAGCCCCGAGCTCATGCGCTCCCTCGGCCAGGCGATGCAGACGGGCAACATCCCGCTCTCGCTCGAGTCGATTCACAAGTGGCTGCAGTCGAAGAACTTCACGAAGCTCACCTTCGAGGAAGAGCTCGCGCGGATCGCCGCCGAGGAAGAGACCGGCGTGCGCGAGACGCTGCCGCAGCCGCCGCAGGCCACGGCCACGGACACTGAAGACGAAGAGGGGGACGCGTCCGACAACACGGGCGCCGACAACGACGTTTCCACCGACTAGGCATGACGCCTAGCAACTCATGAGAGGAAAGAAACAATGGCTCTGAAGGTAGTTCTCGATTCCCTGGACGATGTGCCGGAGGCGATCCACAGCGAGTACGTCGAGAAGGACGGCAAGTTCGTCCTGCAACTCGACGGCGCGTTCTCCGCGGTCGACCGCGACAATCTGCAGAAGGCGCTGAAGAAAGAGCGCGACGAGCACAAGGCCGCGAAGCAGCGGTTGGGCAAGTACGGCGAGCTCACGCCCGAGCAGATCGAAGAGCTCCGCTCGAAGAACGAAGAGCTCGCACTGCAGATCGAGACGCTGGGCACGACCGACGAGGCCGAGCGCACGAAGAAGATCGACGAGCTCGCGGATCGCCGCGCACTCGCGCGCATCAAGCCGATCGAGCGCCAGTTCAACGAGCTCAAGTCGCAGTTCGAAGGCGTGACCGGCGAGCGCGACGAGCTCCGCCGCGAAAAGCTCACGAACAAGATCATCAGCGCCGTGACCGATCCGGTCGTCCTCAAGGAAGCGGGCATCGTTCCCGACGCCGTCGAGGACATCAAGCTCTGGGGCCTCGCGCACTTCGAAGTCGACGAGAACGGAAACGTCGTGTCGAAGGAAAGCCTGGGCACCCCGGGCATCCCGCCGAAGGACGTGTTCGGCGACTTCAAGACGAACGGTCAGCGGCGCCACTGGTTCGGCACCACGACCGGCGCCGGGGCGACCGGCGGCAAGGGCTCCGACAGCCTCACGGGCGACAACCCGTTCGTGGAAGGCAAGTTCAATCTCTCGAAGATCGGTCTGCTCGTGAAGGCCGATCCCCAGAAGGCCGTTCGCATGGCGAAGGCCGCGTCGACGAAGAACTACGACGCGACGAAGTACCTGCCGAAGGCGCTCCGTCCCACCGCGTAGTTAGGCGACGCAAAACAGACCCGCTAAAAGCTCCGTGACGGGGCCCGGCGGAGAAAAACCCGTCACGGCGCATGGCGTCCGTCGGGGTAGCAACCAACCATCAACCTGAAAGGAATCCGAAATGGCTGCGACCCAGCTCACGGACCTCATCATCCCGAGCGTATTCTCCGAGTACGTTCAGCTTCTCAGCGCGGAGCGATCGGCGTTCCGCAACTCCGGCGTTCTCGTCGACAGCGAGTTCATCAGCGGACTCATGGACGGCGGCGCGCAGGTGTTCAACGTGCCCCACTTCCGCGATCTCGCGCAGACGGAGTCGAACGTGTCCTCGGACGCGCCCGGCACCAGCGCGACGCCGCTGAACATCACCACGGGGCAGGAGATCGCCCAGCGGCACAGCCGCAACCAGGTGTGGGCCAGCATGGACCTCAACGAGGCCCTGGCCGGCGCCGACCCGATGCAGGCGATCGCCTCGCTCGTGGCGAACTACTGGGTGAAGCAGGAGCAGCGGATGATCATCTCCGCACTCCGCGGCGTCGTGGCGGACAACATCGCCAACGACGCGGGCGACCTCGTGCGCAACGTCGCGCTCGGCGTGGCCGGCACCCCGACCGCCGCCAACCTGTTCTCGGCCGAGGCGTTCATCGACGCCCAGCAGACGATGGGCGATGCACAGGGCGACCTGGGCGTGGTGGCGATGCACTCCGTGGTCTTCGCGCGCGCGAAGAAGAACAACCTGATCGACTTCATCCCGGACAGCCAGGGCGTGGTCGACATCCCGTTCTTCCTCGGTCTCCGCGTCGTGGTCGACGACGGTCTGCCCGCGATCGTGAACGCCGGCAACATCGAGTACAGCACCTACCTCTTCGGGGTCGGTGCCGTGGCTCGCGGCGAGCGCGCACCGCTCACCCCGACGGAAGTCGATCGGGCTCCCCTCACCGGCAACGGTGGCGGCCAGGAGTTCCTGATCAACCGCGTCGAGTGGGTGCATCACCCGCGCGGCTTCGCGTGGCTCGCGGCCTCGCAGGCCGGTCGTTCGCCGACGAACGCCGAGCTGATCCTCGCGGCGAACTGGGACCGACGGTACCCGGAGCGCAAGCAGATCAAGTTCGCGGAGCTCCGCACGAACGGCTAGACCCCGTTCTGATCCCGAGCGCCCCGCCGTCTCAGTGGCGGCGGGGCGCCTTTCCTCTACCCCCTACACACTGAGGTGTCCATGTCCACCGATCAGATCTCCGCGGCCGATCTCGACGAGCTCGAAGACGAGCCCGCCGCCGTCGCCGCTCCCATCGACCCCGCCCAGTCCGAAGACGTCTCGAGCGCAGCCCCGGCCGGGCTCGAGGTCGACGTCGACGAGGACGAGGCGTCCATCGACGCGTTCCCGGAATTCGAGTCGTCCGACGACGAGCCGAGCGACGACGAGATCGTCCTGCTCAACCGCGAGCTCGCGGTGTCGAACGCCCGCGTGTCGCGCGCTCGCGCGAAGTACGAGGCGGCGCTCGCGGAGAACAGCGAGATCAACCAGCGGCTCGGCATTGCGCTCATGGCCGCGGGCGACGTCCCGCTGCACGTGCTGAACCGCATGCAGGACAAGATCACGCGGCCCGAGGATCACCGCCGCCTGACGGCGCGCGAGGCGATCGACCGGCTGCAGGGCCACTACCGCCCGGGCAAGCGCAACTACCCGGTCCATTCGACGGCGCGTCCGCTCGTCGAGAAGGCGGAGTAGTCCCATGTCCGAGCGCTTCCCGCTCACGCCCGACGAGTTCCTGCAGGAGCTCGAGATCGACGAGATCGACCCGTCGTTCGGGCGCGAGCGGGGGCGCACTCGGCGCAACGTCCAGCTTTACAACGCGCAGAAGGCACGTCGCGAACGCCGAGTGCGCAACAGCGCCGGCTTCGCCCATCCCGCGAACACCGTGCCCCTGCCCGCGACGGGCATCACGCCGCCGATCGCCGCGGGCCAGGAAGCGCTCCCCGCGTACCTCACGTGGTACTGCGAATTCGCGAACGCCAACGTGGTTCAGTACCCGGCAACCGGCGCGATCACGAACGCCATGGTGAACACCGGGGTGTACTGCGTCGGCATCGCGGCGGCCACAGGCTTGCTCCGCATCATCGACCTGGCGTCCGTCGCCATTCTCACGGTCGACCTGAATCAGTTTGTCACGCATCACGGCTGGCATCAGATGGGCGTGCTATTCGACCCGGTTGGGGGCCGCATGGCCCTGTTCGCCGACGGCGATCAACTGGGCGCGGTGTCCTTCGCGCACGCCACGTGGTCGGCCGGCACGTGGAACTACATGTGGAACACGGGCACGGCGGCAAAGGTCATCAGCAGCGGCACCGTGAGTCCGCTCGAAGTTTTCCCGGGGCACATCCCGGCAGGATTCACGCTGTGACGATCAGCAAGGCGCTCCAGCGCGCGCTACTCAACTCCCGCAACGCCCGCCTCGAGCGCTTCGTACGCGCAGGCGCGGGGTTCTTTTCGCCGCAGAAGGCGATCACCACGACCGGCTGGGGCCAGGCATCGCCGCTCACCGCGGCCGAGAAGACGCGCCCCGTCCTGATCGTGACGTCGTTCGAGTGGATCGGACCCGGTCTGACGGACTACCCGAGCGCGCCGAACATCTTCCACACCGGCTTCACGCGACTGCAGGCGGGCGGGCTCAACAACGAGCTCGTGCTTTCAGACGTCACCGGCTTTCAGGTTCCGCTGATCACGCTCAGCATGTACCAACTCGCGCCGGTCGGCGGCGTCCACTACATCGCAGTGCTGCTCGATCCGGTCGGCGACCGCTGCGCGATCTGGTTCGACGGCGATCAGGTGGGCCAGGCCGCCTTCGGCGTGAACACACTGGACGCCGGGTTCATCGCCTACCTCGCGCGCGACCCGTTCAACGATCCGGGCGAGCCGCAGTATTCGAACATCGGCACGGTCGGCCCGCTCGAGTTCTTTCCCGGGTTCGTCCCGCCCACCTTCGTGTTCTAGGAGCGCGCCATGGCAGTCGCGGCTGACATCATCGTGGAAGACGGCACCGGGCTGGACACGGCCAACTCGTACGTTGCGATCGCCGACGGCGACATCTACCACGAGCACCGCGGCAACACGGCGTGGACCGACGCGACGCAGGACGCGAAGGCGACGGCGCTGATCCACGCGACCGAGTACCTGGACATGCGCTGGTCGTTCATCGGCTCCCCGACCTTTCCGGGCGACCCGACGAACCTCGCGCAGGCGCTCCAGTGGCCGCGCACCGACGACGCCTTCCTGGTGGACTCGCGCGGCAACCAGTACGGCGACGACGAGATCCCGTTCTGGATCGTGAACGCCACGCTCGAGTACGCGCTCGCGTACCTCACGACCGGTCGGCTCCTGCCCGATCCCACGGTGCCCGACACCGCCGGCCGGTTCGTCACCCTGAAGCGTGAAAAGCTCGGCCCGCTCGAGGAAGAGACGCGCTACAGCGACTCGCGCGGCACGAGCACGAGCAAGCGCACCTACGCGCTCGCCGACAAGATCATCCGGCAGAGCGGCCTCGCGGTCACGGGCGGCGATCGCGCCATTCGGGCGTAGCCGTGGCGCTCCACGACAACTTCGTCGATCTCATGGACCGGCTCGTCGAGAAGCACGGCCGCGAGATCCTGATCCGCCGGCAGACGGGCTCCGCGCTGAAGATCGCGGGTCGCCCCGAAGCGGGCGTGCAGCCCAGCTACACGAACACGACGCAGAAGGTCGTCTTCCTCGACCACGACACGCGCGACCTTTTGCTCGCGATCCCCGGCGCGGCCGACGAGCAGACGATGATCACGCGCGAGATCGACCGGCTCGTGATGGTCCCCGCCAAGCGGCTGACCTTCGAGCTCACCGACGACCACAAGATCGTGGACGGCGCGAAGGTCTTCGAGATCACGCGCGTCGTGAAGCTCCAGCCCGGGCCGACGCTCGTCGGCTACATCGTGCGGGTGGCCATCTAATGGCGCAGACCTACGACGAAGCGATCCAGGAGCTCAGCGCCTACATCCGCACGCGGTGGACCGCGGCGGGCGGCGTGCTCGCGAACCTCGCGTACGAGGACCAGGACTTCGACCCGCCCGCGAACAAGACGTCGTGGGCGCGGCTGACAATCAAGCACCACTCGGGCGCCAAGTCGCTCGGCAGCGGCACCAGCGCGGTCTACCGACGGCGCGGGCAACTAACGCTGCAGGTGTTCACGGCGATCGGGGAGGAGGGCCCCGGAGCCGTGGGGGCGCGCCAGCTTGGCGGGCCCATCGTGCAAGACATGGAAAGCGTCGGAGCCGTTGGCAACATCTGGTTCCGCAATTCAGTGATGCGAGAAATCGGCGTGGATGGGGTGTGGTACCAGATCCACGTGCAGACCGATTTCGTCTACGACCGGACCACCTAGCAGGAGGGAATCATGTCCGATACCAATCGAGTCGCAGTACGCGCCGTGAAGGAGGTGACCTACGGTATCGTGCCGACGGCGCCGTTCCTTCGCGACATCCCCTACAGCGGGGCGCCCAACCTGGGCTTCGTGCCGGAGACCGTCGTCTCCGAGCTCATTCGCTCGGATCGTCAGATCGACGACCTCGTGCTCGTCGGCGCCGAGGCGGCTGGCGACTTCAACTCCGAGCTCGCGTTCGGCATCCACGACTACCTTTTCGAGGGCGCGTGGTTCAACACCTTCCAGGTGCGGAACAAGTGGACGAACACCGAGGAAGAGACGCAGATCACCGCCGTCACGGCCACGCAGTTCACCGTCACCAACGAGGGCTTCACGCCCGTCATCAACGACATCGTGCGCGGGCAGGGCTTCACCAACGCGGCGAACAACGGCTACCACATCGTGAACGGCGCGCCGACCACGACCGCGGTGACCGTGGCGACCGCGCTGACCATCGAGGCGTCGCCGCCCTTGCGCGCGCGACTGCACACCGTCGGGCGCCGCAGCGCGGCCGGCGATCTCGACCTGACGATCACGGGCAGCACTGGCACGCTCGCGTCGACGGTCCTGAACTTCACCACGCTCGGCCTCCAGGCGGGCGACTGGGTGAAGCTCGCGGGCTTCTCGGCGACGCCGGCCAACAACGGCTGGTACCGCATCAGCGTGACGCCGACGGCGACGCTGCTCACCTTCGGCATCGTGCCGACGGGCGCGGCCACCGAGGCGCCGGCCGGCGCGGTCGACGTCTACATGGGCGAGCGGCTGACGAACAGCACGACCCGCATCTCGTACACGCTCGAGGAAGAGTTCGCGGACCACTCGCCCGTGACCTTCCAGTATTTCCGCGGCATGATGGTCGACGGTCTCACGCTGACGGCGGAGCCGCAGTCGATCATCACGGTCGGGTTCACCTTCTCGGGCAAGGACGCGTTCTTCAGCGACACCGGCATTCCCGCGACGGTGCCCGCGCAGCTTCCCGCGGTGGCCGGCAACGGCCGCGTGGGTTCGGCGACCACGGTGACCACGGGCCAGGTGAACGTGCTCAACTCGAGCTCGAACGTCGGCCGCATCGCGCGCGG